GGCGATTTCTTTATATCTTCAAGTTGCCGATAATGAACCAGGGGCCGAAATATATGCGGTTGCTACAAAAGAAAAACAGGCCAAAATAGTATGGTCAGAAGCTAAGAAAATGGTTAAAAAATCTCCATTTCTACTGAAAAGCATTAAACCGCTGGTTAAAGAATTAAAAGGCAGACATAATGACTCTACTTTTGTGCCTCTCGGGTCCGACAGCGACAGATTAGATGGCCTTAATGTTCATGGAGCTTCACTTGATGAAATACACGCTTGGAAAGATAAAAACCTTTACGATGTCATCAAAGATGGTACGTCAGCAAGAGAACAGCCACTAATATTTATGATCACAACTGCTGGGACTGTTAGAGAGCAAGTTTACGATTTAAAGTATGATGAAGCAGAAATGATTATTAACGGATTTGATGATCCAGAAGGCTACAAAGACGAAAGATTTTTACCAATTATTTATGAGTTAGATAAAAGGTCCGAATGGACTGATAGAAAGAACTGGAGAAAAGCTAATCCAGGGCTTGGGACTATTAAGAAAACCGATAACTTAGAAACTAAGGTTCATAAAGCACAAAACAACCCTTTATTAGTCAAAAATTTATTAACTAAAGATTTTAATATCAGGGAAACATCTTCTGAAGCCTGGTTAAACTTTGAAGAATTAAATAATACAGAAACTTTCGATGTTGAGGAGTTAAAGCCTCGTTATGGGATAGGTGGAACTGATCTTTCTGAAACAACTGATTTAACTGCAGCAAGCGTTCTTTTCATGCTTCCGGGTAGCAGCCAAATATATGCTTTGTCAATGTATTGGTTACCTGAAGACTTATTAGAACAACGATCGCGTGAAGATAAAATCCCATATAATGCTTGGTATAAACAAGGTTTATTAAGAACAACACCAGGCAATAAAATACACCCTAAATTTGTAACACAATGGTTTTTAGAAGTCCAAAACAAATTAGACATATATATACCTTGGGTTGGTTATGATGCATGGTCAGCTCGATACTGGGTTGAAGAAATGGAAGGGTATTTCGGAAAAGAAGCTATGATTAAAGTTCACCAGGGTAAAAAAACTTTGTCAGGCCCAATGAAACAATTAGGGGCCGACTTAAAAGCTAATAAAATAAATTACAACAATCATCCAACAACTAAATGGTGCCTAAGTAATACTTCAGTAGATATTGATAAAAACCTTAATATTCAGCCAGCTAAACAGCGGAACCAAAGAAAAAGAATAGATGGTACAGCTGCTATGCTTGATGCTTATGTAATTTTACAAGAAAAAATGCAAGATTATAAGAATATGATTTAGGAGGTGATTATTTGGGATTATTCAGCAAAATATTTGGAAACGGAAACACAAATAAAACTACGCAAACTTTTAAACTAATAAGTTCATCAAACAATTATTTTTCTCCATGGTCTGGAGACGTCTGGCAAAATGATATTGTCAGAGCCTGTATAAGGCCAAAGTCTGACGCGATAGGTAAACTCAACCCTAAACATATTGAAGGTTCAGGGGAAAACATCAAAGTAAATGATAGGCCACAAATTAGAGAAATTTTAGAAAACCCAAATCCGTATATGAGCATGCAGGATTTTCTCTCTAAAATGGTAATTCAAAGAGAACTTAACCACAATGCTTTTGCTTATATTGATAGAGATGGAACTAAAATTAATGCAATTTACCCTATTCCAGTAAGCAGATCAGAATTAGTAGAAAGCAAATCTAATGAATTGTATATGAAACTTTGGTTTAGAACTGGTAAATATGTAGTCGTTCCTTATGAAGATGTTATACATCTTAGAAAAGATTTTAATGAGCATGATATTTTCGGAGACGGCCATTATCAAGCTCTGCAAAACTTGATGGATGTAATAACCAATACAGATAGCGCTGTAATAAGTGCTATAAAAAATGGCGCAATTATTAGATGGCTGCTTAAATTCAAATCTAAATTAAGGCCTGAAGATAAGCAAATAGAACTAGAAGAGTTCGTTAATAACTATTTATCGATAGAAAATGAAATAGGAGCTGCAGCCACAGATCCTTCTTATGATGCTGAACAAGTGGAACCAAATGATTATGTTCCTAATGCAGCGCAAATGGATAGATCAGTCAAAAGATTATATTCATATTTTGGTGTAAATGAAAATATAGTGATGAATAGCTATGATGAAGATGAGTGGAACTCTTTTTATGAGTCTGAGCTTGAGCCAATTGCAATTCAACTTTCTAACGCTTTCACAAAAATATTTTTTACCAAAAGAGAACGAGGTTATGGCAACAGAATAGTCTTCGAAGCTTCAAATTTACAATATGCTTCAATGAAAACAAAGTTAAACTTACTGAATATGGTTGACCGAGGTGCTATGACTCCAAATGAATGGCGTAGAGTTATGAATTTAGGGCCAATTAAAGGTGGAGATGAACCAATAAGGCGATTAGATACAGCGCCAGTAGAAGGGGGTGAATTTGTAGATGACGATGCCGGAGAAGATGAAGAAGAGACTGAAACAGAATAGAGATTATAGAAATTTTGCCAACTTTGAAATTAGAACTGAAGAAGAAGGCGATGAACTATATGTCGAAGGCAAAGCATGCAGCTTTGATGATCCGACAGTGCTATATTCTTTTAACGGTGTTGATTATAAAGAGCAAATTGACTCCAGAGCTTTTGAAGAAGCTGAAATGGAAGATGTGATTTTTAATTATAACCATGGCGGCAAAGTAGTTGCAAGAACTCGCAATGAAACTTTAGAACTCAATGTCAAAGAAGATGGACTTTATGTTAAAGCTAGACTTGACGGAACTGAAGAAGGTCGAAAGCTTTATGAAGAAATTCAAGGCGGTTATGTTGACAGAATGTCTTTTGCTTTCTCGGTCCAGGAAGATAGTTATGATACTGAAGAACACTTGAGGACTGTTAGGAAAATTAAACGGCTATATGATGTTTCAGCAGTGGATATTCCTGCTTATGATTCAACTTCAATAGCTGCCAGATCATTCAAAGAATTAGAAGAAGAAAAACTGGAATTAGAAAGAAGAAAGAAAAAAATTGAGTTACTAACAAAAATTTAAGGAGATGATTAAATAATGGATAGGTTAAAAGAAATTGAAAAAAGATTAGCAGAAATTAGAGAGAAGTTAACTGCCGAAGATGCTGACATTGATGTTGATGCACTAGAGAAAGAAGTTAGAGAATTGCAAAAAGAAAAAGCAGAGTTGAAAGAAAAAGAAAAACGGCGCAAAGTTGCTAAAAGCATTGAAAATGGCGAAACAGAAGTAAGAAGTATTGAATCAGCTCAGGAAGAGAAGCCAAAAGTTGACGAAGCAGAAAAAAGAGGGAAAGAATTAAAAGAAAAGCGTTCAGTAACAGTTTCTTCCTCCAATGTGTTGCTTCCTAAATATCAGGCTGATGATATCAAACCTACTTTCAACGAAGTTTCCAGCCTAATTGACAGAGTTAATATTAAGCCTTTAGTGGGTGGCGAAAGTTTTGAGCAACCTTACTTAGAAGGGTATGGCGAAGGTGGATATACTGATGAAGAGGGAGCGCCAACAACTGCTGAACCTTCCTTTGGCTATGCAACAATTAATAAAACTAAAGTTACTGCTTATGCCGAAGATACAGAAGAACTTCAGAAGCTTCCTGCAGCAGATTATGAAGCAGAGGTTATGAAAGGAATTACAAATGCAACTAGAAAGAAAATTACTAAAGAAATTCTTATTGGTGATGGAACAACTGGTCATTTTGTAGGTATTTTTGATGATGGGGCAGATGCTATCGATCCAACAACTGATAAAAACATTGCCTCTATTGATGAAACTACTCTTGACGATATTATTTACAGCTACGGCGGAGATGAAGATGTTGAGGACCAAGCGGTTTTAATACTTAATAAGCTTGATTTAAAAGAGTTTGCTACATTAAGACACACTGATGGAACAAAAGTGTATGATGTAGTTCATAACGGAAATACAGGAACTATTGATGGAGTTCCTTACATTATTAACTCTGCTTGTAATGCCATTTCTGATGATGCAGTAGCAGCAGGAGAATATTCCATGGCTTATGGACCATTAAGCAATTACACAATGGCTATCTTCTCTGAAATGGAAGTTAAGCGCTCTACTGACTACAAATTCAAAGAAGGTATGATCGCACACAGAGGGGTAGTATTCTCTGGCGGTAATGTTACAGCTAAAAATGGTTTCTTAAGAGTTAAAAAAGGATAAATAATATTTAGGGCTGGCTTTTGCTGGCCCTTTCCTTTAAGGAGGGATAATTAAATGAGTTATGTAGCATTAAACCATAAACTAGATAGAAAAGTGAAAAATGATGCGGGAACTAGCGAAAAATTAAAAACTATTGCAGAATTAGATTTAGGACCAGTTGAAGCTCAAGACATTGCTGGAGTTTTAGGAACTACCGCTTTAACTACTGAAACTCAAATTATTACAGAAGGTATCACCGATCCAGATGTTCCTAGAAACTTAAAAGTAAAAGCTAATGCAGCGAGTGTGACTGGCGATATTGTAGTTAACGGAACTGATATTGATGATAATGCGATCAGTGAAACCTTTGCTTTAAATGGCGATGTAGAAG